TGTAGAGAAGTTAGCATCGTCACCCATAGCTGCTGCTAACTCGTTTAGAGTATTAAGAGCACCGGGGGCTGAGTCTACTAAGTTACTGACAGCAGTAGTTACATAAGCTGTTGTTGCAACTTTTGTACTGTTGTCAGATGCGGTTTGTGTTGTTGCAGTTACGCCGTTTGTCAATACTCCAGAGCTAGATGTTAACCCACCAAATAATGTGTCTCTAGCTGCTATGTCTACACCGTCAACATTTCCTGTTACTGTAATATGCCCTGCTACATCAATACCACCATTGGCATCTAGATTATTTGGTATTAATACAGTTCCATCAGTTGATATTCTTAGTTTTGTTGAGTTGTTAGTTGTATCAGTAATTCTAAATGTGCCATCATCATTTTCGATTTCCCAATCAGGGTCATGATTAGAATCTACTAAGTTTATTTTAGGCTTGTCTTTTGTAATAGTTATATCTGAAGTAAAAGCTGGAGCAATCTTTGAACCAGCTATTGCAGCACTTGCATCTACAGACGCATTTACTACTGCGTTACTTGCTAACTTAGCTGCTGTAACTGCATCGTCTACAATGTCAGCAGTAGCTATTGTTAAGTTTCCAGAAATGTTAGCATCTGCTACTGTTACGTTTGTAGGTAAAGCACCAGAAGCTATATGAGATGTTGGAATAGATTGTTGGACTAGCCTTCCTACAATAGTAGAAGAACTAACATTTGCTAAGTCTTCCGCTGCTACTGGATGACCACCAGCTGTTGAGCCGTCATGTACGACAGGTACATCTTTATCTGTGTCTATAGTAACTTCGCCTTCGGCTCCGGTAAAGCTACTATGTTGCGAGGTTGTCCCTCGTCTTAGTTTTAATAATTTTGCCATTAAATTGTTCCGAAGTCGATTTGTAAATTATTACCACTGACTGTACCAACCTCGGTTAGGTTTTTATCATTACAGTCAAGATGGTTTGCAAGTGCAGGGTTACCGTCATTTATAAGACCGGCAATACCGGGAGATATAGCTACCCATGCACCACCTGTATAGTAGTTAAGGTTATTAGCTGTAGTGTTATACCAAAGATCTCCAGCACTAGGAGAAGATGGTGTGCTGCTTTGTATTACGTATTCATCTGCATATCTATTTACATTTGCTATTGCACCACCAACTGTATTAACGTTAGCTATTGATCCGCCTACATTATTTACGTTAGCTATATTTGTAGCTGTTGTATTAATATTTGCTATAGCTCCAGCAGCTGTGTTTACATTCGCTATACTTGCAGCAACTGTATTAACAGAGTTATTACCAGATCCGGTATTTACAGCATCAGTAATATTACCAAGATCTTCTGTAAATGTAATTTGTCCAGCAACAATGTTAATGTTAGTTAGTGAAGCTTGGTTAGGTGTAATAGGACTAAATCCATCACCAGCACTACCGTCATAGACCATCATAACTTTGTTAGATGAGCTATCAAACCATAAGTCACCATTAACTAAAGAACTACTGTTAGATCTAGTTGTTGGTGCAGAAGTACTGATTTGATATCTATTTGCAAAGTTATCTATATTTGTTACGTTAGCTCCGGCAGCTGAAATGTTAGTTGCATTTGCTGCTACAGTTGTAACCTCTGTTGCTTTCGGTACTAATCTATGAAAAGTATAGGTATGTAATGTAGTTGTGGTTTCTACAATAGCACCAAAGCCTGCTGCAAGAACTGTAGATCCACAGCCTGTAATAGTAACTGTGTTACCAGATCCAGCACCGTTTGCAATAGTAACTGTGCCAGTGCTTGGTGTACGTGAACTTCCGATAGCCTTGATAGATACTAGAGTACCAGCTCCGTTGTTTACGTCAGGGTTAGCTGTAGGAAAAGATGTCTCGTTAGCTATAGGTACAAAACCACCTACGTCATCAACAAGATCTATAATACGAGCATCTATAGCAGCAGTAGTTGCTACTTTAGAGTCATTACTAGACCATGAAACTCCACTAGCTATAGTTTCTGAGGAATCCTGTCTAAGGAATAAAGCTTCTGTTTCAGTTTCTGTATAGTATCTGCCATCAAGTGTGCCTGTTGCTATTTCAGCATTAGTAATTTTGTCAGATTGTAGTAATGTTTTTATTTCACTAGCAGTCTGATCTGCTGTAGCTGCTGTTTCTATACCGTTTAGTTTGGTATGGTCCGCATCTGTAAATACATTACTGTCAGTTGCAGCTTCTACAGCAGCCCTAATTTCAGCATTAGTTTGATCTGCTGTTGCACCAGCTTCTATTGCATTTAGCTTGCTGTGGTCAGCGTCAGTAAATACATTACTATCACTAGCACTTTCTACAAGTGCTCTAATCTCTGAAGCACTTTGATCTTGAGTAGCACCAGATTCGATACCATCAAGTTTTGTACCATCAGCTGCTACATCACGACCATCTACGTTACCAGATACTATAATATTACCTGTAACAGTATGTGCACCTGTAGCTGCTGTACCAGTTGTTACAATACTTTGTGAGCCAAACTGTGGTAGTACCTTAGTACCAGCTATAGCAGCTGACGCATTAACATCAGCATTAACTATTGTACCATCTGCAATCTTTGCTGAGGTTACAGCTGAATCAGCAATCTTAGCAGTAGTAATATTTAAGTCTCTTACCTTGGCTGTTGTAACTGCTATGTCTTGTATACGACTTGTTCTTATTTGATTTTGTTCTTCTTGTGCAGCATACAGAGCTTGTGTCTGGTTACTGTTAAGATCACCAGCTTTAACTGAAGACCCTGCTGTGTAAGTTGCCTTAGCACTATCTACATCTGTATCACGAAGTATCCGTATTTTTGCAGGGTTGGCTGGTATATTACCGGCAGTAAATACTACGTTACCACCACCGGTTGTTGTATAGCTTGTTATATTATAGTGATTGCCTGATGTCTTTAGGACGTCATCAACCTCTACTTTAATATCAGCTTCTTTGATGGAAGGAAAGGAAAACGACTTCGTAGCGTTTCCGTCTCCTGTATAATCTACGAAAGTTGTTGCCATTACTTGTACATGTTATTTAGGTTGTAGGACTGGAATTGTTTAATTGCTTGTTCTCGAGATTTAGATTCTTGTAACTGTACTACAGGTAATACTTCTGCTGAAAGCTTAATATCATCCCAAGCTAATTCCCGAACTTGTTTAAATATTCTATCTATTACAATGTTGTGGTAGTAGTCTCTAGCGTTAAATCGTGCTCTATTACCAGCACGTATATCCGCTTGCATTAACCTCATTGATGCAATAATTTTAGGATCTTGAGCTAGATCATTCAATGTTTTTTCTAGATCATATTTACCAATAGCTTCTTGAAATAAAGATCTAATTCTAGGGTCATCAGTTAAGTTAGTTCCGTCAGGTGCATAAAAAGTTGTAAGTCTTAAATCGTAACCACTCTCAAATAAAAACTGTCTTCCGGGGCTCTGATCTAAATTAAGTTGTATTGGACTTACCATGTTAAATGCTCTAGTCATAAAATCCCAGTTTTTAAGTGGTTTGCCATTAAGCATATCATACTTAACAGGTAAACCTTCTACACCGGGTAAATTTTCAGAAGCTAGGTTACGGTTACGCCATGACTGAAATACACCAGAATTAATTTCACGCATGTATGGTGTAATTAGTTTACCCATTTCATTACGTAAAGCTGCAAGAGGTACAGTGTTGTTTGTTAT